ATATATTTCGTTTGTTTTGGGCATGCTAAATAACGCGTTCAGTATCTTTCCTGCCGTTATGTCATCTACATGCTGTTCTTGCTCTATTGTCTTCCGAATATCTCGCAAGGCTATTTTCTTTGCGTGTAGGTTAGCGCGTTGCTCTCGTGATGTCCTCTCAAAGAAGCGCCTTGCCTTAAGTCCGTTCTCCGAAAGTTTGTCATGTTTATGCTTCTCGCGATACTGTGCGTTCCGCCTATCGCAATACTCTATATCCAACTTGCCTTTGTACAACATACCTGCGAGTGTTTACCACGGATAGTAATCGCTATTCTCACCGTATTTATGTTTGTTTTTAAGTGGTAGGCAGTTCAACGCTGATAGCACTACAAACAAGCCTACTGAAATGATTTTAATTGCCATATTTGCTCATTAGAAAGGACAGTCGCCATCGTCATCGTCGAAACGATCCGAAGCGAATGGGTCATTGTAAACATCATCAACTTCAAAGTCAAAAGTAGCTGCCGCTGCCGCTTCCATTTCACGCTGCTGCCTATCGCTCACGAGGTGGTTAGTGTTATCCCACGCTGGCGTTGAGTTCTCTGTTTCAACAGGCGAATAGCGACCGTTGTTAAGATTGTACTTGAATAGCGCGCTACCAACCTTTCCGAGGTGACGGAACTTAACCTTGGACACGCGCACCTCAACAATCTCTTTCACGCGATCTCGGTGGACTATGATACCAAAATCGCACTTGTTGTAGAAGTGAGCCGAACCGCTGATGTCGTATAGGGTAGGCATTTCAATGTTGCCGTCCTTGTTCTTGGACATCTTCGTAGGGTGTGCCATGAGGATTATCAGAACATCATTCTGCTGTGCAAAGTTGGTCAGCCTATCGAGCAGCTGCGATATGTACTGCGTTTCGTTGCGCGTTCCTTGCTCATTCTCAAGTCGGTTGTAAGGGTCTATGACAAGCGCTTTGATACCTCTCTTGCGCACTAAATACTTTGCTCTGTCAAGAATGCTATCCACACGGAAATCATCTTTAGGACTGATAAAGTAAAAGTCCGTTTCAAGGTGCATTTTTACCTGCTGGTACTCGCCATAAGGAAGCGTGTCCTTGCCGAACTTGCGCCCTGTGAATTTCTCAATCAACTTGCTTGCGTGGTAGGATAGAGGAGCGTTCTCGGGACTAAAGTAGGCGAAGCGCCAGCCGTAGCGCATATTCAATCGCTCTGCTATCTCATCTATGAACTCCGACTTTCCGCTGCCTGGAATACCCGTGACAACGCAAAGGCGCTTTGTTTCAAATGACATCAGATCGTCGAAATTCGCGTGACCAATGGTCATACCCTTTTGCATGCCGTTCTCAAACAACGAATCGAGGCTCTGCTCAAAGTCTGATACAGAGAACACACCCTCTGCTTTTATCTCGGGGGCGTTCTCCAAGCATTGCAGTAGGCTTTCCTTGCCGTATTTCTGCAGGTGTTCGTTAGCGTCCTTGCAGCCGTCACCGTACTCAACTACACGGCAACGCTCTATGCCAAATCGCCTAATCAACTCATCACGGAGAATAGTGCCTTTGCTGTCCGTATCAACCGCAATGAAAATCGTGGTCTTGTTCTCGAAATAGTCGTCGATATAGTCGTCAAGGTAGTTGAGATTCGCATTAGCACCGTTAGGCACGCTGACCACATCAAGGCGACCGCACTCAATAAATGAGAGCGTGTCCATCTCCCCCTCTGTAATCACGCACTCCGTTGTGCCTTTGATAGCGTCAATGTTATAGGGAAGCAGCTCCGCCCCTTGGCACATCTTGAAGCACTTGTCGCCTGTACGGAACTTGGTATTGACTAATTCGCCGTCCTTGTAGTAGTTGAACTGCACCGTGTTAAACTGCATGTTCTTTTGCGGCATAAACTCCAAGCCCTCTGTTATGCGCATTGCGATGAGCGTTTCCTTGCTGATACCACGGCTTGCGAACCATTTGACAGCATTATCGGACATGGCGTTTGTTTGGCGTGGTTTAGGCTTCTTGTACACGGGCTTTTCTTTGCGTATAGGGTGCGGATTGTACCAAGACTGTTGCTTTGCCCATTGCTTGCGTTCTTCCTCGGTAAACTCCAACTTTCCGCCCCAGCCGCAATAGTGGCAGTTCCATACGCCCTTGTCGAGATCTACCGACAATGAGCGGTCTGTTTTGTTACTGCGTTGTTGGTGACACCTTGGACAATGTACCTTGACATTTCCCGATTTGCGCCCAGCAGGTATCTCTATGCCGTATTCTTGATATGTTTTCATACTGGTGGAATCCAAGATTTACTTTCACGTGACCATACCATATCGCTATTTGGGCGTGGGGGTGCGCTCATCGGAACGGGTGGCAGATTGCCTGTGCCGTAGCGGCGTTCTCCGTTCTCATCTATCCACTCTCCAACTCCTAACTTAACACCAGCAGGGGCTTGCTTCTTCGCGCTGCCTGCGCTTCTTCCGTCGCGCTTCTCCCATGTTCTTACGGCTGCTTTCCAGTCTTTCATTGGGCTGTTGCCTACTTTCCACCCCTTGCTCTCGTAGAAGTCGCAGAACGCCTCTCCCGTTATGCCGTTGCCTCTCTCGTCACAATACGCCTGCACCTCTTGAGGTGTTGGTTTGGAAAATCTCTTATCTGGGGCTACTTTCTTTTGAACCTCTTTAGAGGTTTTTTCTTTATCTTCTTTTATATCGCCTACGACTTTAGGAGTAGGCTCATTATCAATATCATTATCAATACCATTATTATTATCAATAATATTCGCATCCGTTTGTATTCCATTGCTTGCGGTTGTATGCGATTGCATACGCTCCCAACGCTTTCTCGCGTTCTCTTTGTTCCTGTCACAACGCTCTTGGTACATATCCCTATCACGGTCGATAATAACGCGAGCGTTGGCAGTTGCAGCCTTGAGGAATCTATCCTCCGGAATGATACCGTCAAAGGCGTATGCTTCGATTGCTTCGCGTATAGCCAGTCTATCCTCTGCTGGGTATTCTGCTATAGCCTCACGCCAATCTTTGCGGAATAGGAAAGCGTTATTGTTGTTCCTTGTTGCCATATTACAATGTTGCTATAAGTGATGTTCGTAATTTGCTGTTCTGCTCATTCCATTCAAAGGTACGCAACATCCATTGTCGGTACTCTTTAGGAATGTTCACGAGGCGCTCTCCTTTGTACTTGCCGAAAGGCATAATTTCAATGGGCGCTGCTTTCTTCTCATCAATCATCTTCGTATCCTCGCGGGTGTACTTGCCGATGTCGTGAATTGGTATTCCCGAAAGCAGCTTGCCGCCCGTTCCGAACATGCGCCACATCTTGCCTTTCTCAAACACAATATCCTCAACGCGCCCGAAGCGGTCAAAGTTACCGCCTATGTCGCACACCAGGCAGTCTTGCTTGTTCGGATCTATACGCGTTCCGCGACCGATGATTTGATAATACAAGGCGATAGAAGCAGTCGAAATACCCAGCACAATACAATCAATACCCGTGAAGTCAAAGCCTGTGGAAAGCACTCGCACATTGAATAGCACGCGGAGTTCGCCACGCTTGAATTTTTCAATAGTCTGCTCGCGCTCTTGCTTGTTCTGCTCGCCGTAAACAACACCCGACTTTGGATAGCGTTGCGATAGTTCGATAGCGTCTTGTACGCTCGGAACATAAGCAAGGATATGCCTGCGTTCGGGGTGCGCGTCAATGGCACTAATAACGCTGTCTGTACCACCGTTAGCGTTATAGGCAAGTTGCACGCTTTCTTCTGTGTATTCTGACTTGCTGCTGTTGAACACCAACAACGATCCGTCAAAAGCGCGCTTCTGATATACGAGTTTCGACCAAAAGCCGAGTTCTACCATTTCTTGAACCTGCCCAACATGGATAATCTCCTTGAAAAAGTTGCCTTTCTTGGACTTTGATGTGAGCATGACTAATTTAGAGAATGTGTTGCCGTTCAAATCGCGGTTCTGCTGCAACTTGACAGGCGTTGCTGTGATACCTAAAACATGCGTGATTCCGCTCTCTTTGAGGAAGCGTCCGAGCATTGAGGTACTTTCGCGTGGATAGAGGTGCGCCTCATCAATCAACATCTTCGTAAAGCCTAACTGCTTAAATTTTGCGCCTAAAGCCTTGATTGACCCTATGGTTGCGTAAGTGATTGGCATAATCTCTTTTCGCCCCATAGAGGCTGAATAAATGCCTGCATTTGAGCCGAATCCACCGCAAAGTGTAATATACTTTTTGAAATTCTGCTCAAGCAGCTCTTTTGACGGCTGTAAAACGATGAGGTGCTCACCGCTATGCTTTGCTGCAAAAGCGGTCAAAATAGACTTGCCCCATGCCGTTGGCAAAACAATCAGCGATGGATCGGGGTTAGATTCGCGGAAGAAGCGAATTGCCTTGTCTATCGGCTCCGTTTGATTTACGCGTAATGTAATCATTGTAGAAAATTGGCTATGCGGTTAGGCTTTGACCACGCCACAGCAATAGCGTTGCGATTGGTTTCCTGCTTCGCTGCCTTGCGCATAGCCGTTAAGTGTTATAGCCGTTGTATTTGCTGTTTGTTTGGTCATGTGTAACGGCTGTTAATTATTTCAACAAGAAGCGTCTTGAGCCT